ACACCAGGATCTGGTCGCCCGGCTGCAGGCCGTGATCCCTGTCGGTCGTGAACGTCGCCACGTTCGAGGTCAACTGCGTTCCCCGAATCGGGACGGTCTGGTTCGGGGAGTACGACACCAGCCTCCATGTGCCGGCGTTCCCCGTCGGGGTCAATGTCTGCACCGTCGACCACGCGCTGGACGCTCTCACCCCGGCGATGGTTCCGGTGATCCTGGCGCGCCACGCGGTCAGCACCCCACGCTTGGCCCCCAGGTCGCGGATGCGGGTCACCCCGAACGAGTTGTTCGCGGCCCCGGACTTGTAGATGGTGGTCCAGTTGACCTGCCCGTCGTCGCTGCGCTGAACCTCCACCACCGGGTTGTCCATGCCGGTGTACCACGTCGTTGTCGTCCCGAACGAGACCTTGTCGAGGTAGGCGTAGTCGACCGTTGAGTTGGGGGTCTTCATTCGGAACATCGGCTTGGCGAACGCTGCGTTCGCTGGGCTGGTCGCCGTCGCGGTGATCGTCACCCACGCCGTCGTGCTCGAGGCGGTGTCGGTGCCCCACACGGTAGAGATGACCGCCCCGTTGACGTCCAACCAGCGGATCCCCATCGACGCCAGGTTCGTCGCATCCACCGCGGCTCGGGTCCGCCCAGTCACCGAGTACGACGTGCTCGGCTCAATGCTGATCGGCTGCTCACAGACCAGCGTGACCGTGCTGGTGCCTGCTGGGGTGGCACGGATAGACCTGATCCCGTGGTCCGCGGTCGGGGTCTGAACCGACCCTATGGCGGTTGTGTTGGCGTCGTCCGCCGCCCACGTCCGAGTTGACTCCCCTCCCGACTCGAAGGATGAGTTCTCCCACGTCAGCCGGTTGCCAACGTCGGTGACTGTGATCGCGGTCCGCTCGTACGTGTTGTTCTGCGCCACCGACAACGTCGGGGTTTGCGGGGCCGGTGCGGTGATCGAGAACGTGGACGACTCAGCCCACGCCCCCCAGATGACGCACCCGTTCGACATGCGCTTCCCGGCTCGGATGTACGCCGAGTACGTCACCCCGAAGGCGAGGCCCTGCGGCAGAACCGTTGACGTCTGGGACGTGTAGACCACTTGGTTCGCCGCCCACCCGGCCGCTGCGGGGTTCCCCGACGCCAGCCCGGCCGTCGCGTGGACAACGATGTGGACCGCTTCCTGCTCGATGGCGTCGCCGTCGGAGTATGCCCACCCGAACGTGGGCCGCGGGCTGGTCGCGAACCCGGTGACTGTCACCGACGACACGACCGGCTTCGTCGTGTAGTGGAATTCCAGGCCGGCTTCCCAGATTTCGGCGATGTTCTTCCGGCCGGTCACCGGGTCGACCAGCGACATGAAGCAGCGCCGGTTGTAGCCGGCTTCCTGCTCGACGTCACCAATGATGGAGTAGTCGTTCCCCCACGGGTCGACGCGGAGGATGCTGCCGTTGTACCAAGTCTTAGCGGTCAGCGGGTTCCCCGACGGCACGTAGATGTACCCAGCCCACGCCTTGTATCCCTCCGGTGTCAGCGCGGTGACCTCAAGCGACGGGCGGACGCTGGTCGATGCGTTGTCGTTGCGCTGCACCAGGAAGGAAGGCTTGACGCCCCACAGGGCGAGGGTGGGGCTGATGTTGTCCGGTGTCTCAACCTCGAACTCGATGTGCTCGGTGCCGGTCAGCGACGTGTCGGACTTGCGGAGGTACCGGGTGTCGGCTGCGTCGGCGGTGGCGGTCGGGGTTGTTGTCGCTGGCGACAGTTGGCTGATGTTCTCCCAGCCGGTCCCGGTGTTGACGTCGGAGGAGTTCTTCGGAACCCATGAGCCGCGCTCGCTGACGTTCCCCTCGAACGCGGACCGGTACGCCGTCGCCGCCATCAGTTTCTCCGCAGTTCTCGAGCGAACTCTTTCAGCGCCTGGTTCACCGACCGGTCGACGACCTGCTCGATCCGGTCGGCGTCCTTCTTGTCGACGCCGGACAGGTCAATGTTGACCTTGACTGCCCCCTCGGAGACGGTGACCTCGGTGGTCCGTACCGCTTCGAGGTTGTTGCGGGCGTCCCGAATGTTAGCGCGCAGCCCCTCGTTGACGGCGGCTTCGGTTCCGAGCGCAGTGCCCGTCCGGGTGATCTGCTTCTCCAACCGGTTGATCTCCGCGATCCGCTGCTCAACCGACTTCGCGCTTCCCTCGAGGAGTGCGTCCGCGATCGCAGCGCCTTCTTGCGGCCCCGCCGCGAGGATTTCCTTGAGCGACTTCTTGTTCAGCCCCAGCCCTTCAAGGTCCTGGTACGACGAGCGGAACGCCTTCGCCGCCGCCGCTCGAGCCTGCATCTCTTCGAGCAGCCCCTGACCGGACAGGTACTCGGTGCCCCCGGTCTGCGTGATCGACCCGAACCCTTGGATGCCCTCACGCACCGACGCGACCCGTTGGTTGTACGCCTGCTGCGCCTGCTTCACCGCAGCCTTTGCCGCCTGCTCCATCGACCGGACCACCTGCTTCATGGACCGCTCAAGGTTGCGGGTGGCCTGCTTCAGCACCCGCTCCATCTCTTTGTTCGCCTGCTTGCGGGCTTTCGCCTCAGCGGCGGCGTTGTCCTTGCTCGTGGACTTGTCGTCGTACTGGCGGAACAACCGGTCATAGATCTTCTGCCAGATCGCCTTCTGCTCCGCAGCGGTCAGCGCCTGCCCCGCCGACACGGTGCCGACCTGCCCGCCGTTCGCGAACCCGACGGCCTGGTTGAGCCGGTTGAAGAACGCGGTGCCGTACTTGCGGACCGCCGCGGCCCGCACCACGAACTCGCCGTTGGACAGCCACGCCGGGATGTTGTCGTCGCGGGAGCCGCCCATGCCCCGAACCTGCCCGCCCTCTGCGTACGCTGAAATGCTGCCCAGCGGCACTGTGGATCCGTTGGCCTTGCGGAACAGGTACTGGTCGCTGGACGGGTCAACCGCTCCGGTGACCACCACGTTGGCCCGGTACTGCTTGGACACGAAGTCGTTGACGGAGTCTTGCAGCCGGCCCAGCACCCCGCGGGCTTCGTCAGCCCCAGGCACGTCAACCTTCGGTGCGACCTTCTTCCCGTCGAGGTCCTTGAGGATGTCCGCGATCGACTCGCCCTCCTCGATCCGCTTCTGAATGTCGGGGTTCTGGAAGAACGTCTTGACCTCTTTCGGCACCCGCATGTACGCGCCGACCATCTTCTGGGCCTCTTTGCGGTTCCCGGTGATCGCCGTCATCACGTCGACGATCCGTCGGTACTGCGACTTGTACCGTTCGGTCAGGTCCGCGACCGCTGCGCGGGTTCCCTTCGTCGCCTCGATCTCCGCAAACTTCGCCGACGACAGTCGCAGCGCCTCATCGCGCATCCGAAGCATCGCCGACGCTCCCTGCCGGGTGGCGTCGGTGTTGTGCTTGAGCGCGTCCCCGGACTTGTTCAACTGGAAGTTCGCCCGCGACAGACCCTGCCGGTACTCGTCGAGCGTGGCGGCGAACGAGATGGCTTCCTGCTCCCCACCCGCCATGCCGGTCTGCAACGACACCAACGCGTTGTACGCGGCGTCTGCCTTCTCCGCGCTGGTCGCCATCTTGTCGTTGAGAATCTGCATCGAGTTGTAGAACGTCTTGGTCTGCTCGTCGGCTGCGATCTGAGTCGTGTAGTAGACCTGCACCTTCTCGGTCGCTCGAGCCATTGCGTTGGCGTAGTCGGTGCCGGTCAACTCCGCGATCCGCTGCACGTTGACCCCGGCCTCCAGGGCGAGGTCCTCGAACTTGTTCATGGAGATCGCCTGCGCCTCGAACCACTTCTGCGCGCCCTGCTCGCCCATGCTCTTCTCGAAGTCGGCGTTCAACTGCAGCCAGGTGTTGTTGAACTTTTCCCGCTCCGCGATCATGTCGTCGTACGCCTGGTTGAGACCGGCCCCGTCGGAGGAGTCCCAGAACGTCAAGGTGCCCCACACCCCGTCGTTCTCGATCGACGCCATCGTGGAGTCCCACAGTTTCTTGTAGGCGCGGGGGTCGCCAAGCAGTTGCGCCATCAAGTCCTTGCCGCCGTACGCGGCGACCTGATCAGCGTTGTCGCCGATCTTCTGGTTCATCTCGTCGAGCATCTTGGTGGCGTTCTTGAACTCGCCGGTCCCCATCTCCGACTTCAAGCCCTCCCACTGGTTGCGGAACTCTTCAGCGGCAGCGTTGGCGTCCATGACGGCGTTGACCAGCATCACCCCTACGACGGTGGCGACCGCGGGAATTGCGCCGGCCAGCAGCCCCGCAGCGCCCGCTGCGCCCATGCTGGCGAGACCCATCGACCTGCTGGCGGCGGCGGTCTTGGCGGCGGACGCTTGGACGGCGGTGTTGGCCGGCACAATCAGCCCGGAGGCGGTCTGGCCGTAGTTCTTCCCGGCTACGCTGACCTGCTGCAGCGCCGCCGCCTGAGCCGCGAGTTGTGTGGCTGCGCCGGCCCCGGCCGCGGCGGTCCGCATCCGAGTCATCGCTTCGGCGACCCCGGTCAGCGCGACCCCGAACTTGGCGACGTTCAGCACTCGGGTGGCGACGAAGTAGGCGCTGAGCACCCCGAGCGCGGTTGACGCTCCGGGGATCACCCCGACGAGGTCAGCGACCGCGGTGGCGAGGGTGGCGAACGCGCCGACCAACTCGAGGATCGGGTTGAAGGATCCCATGTTCAGGACCTTCGCGATGGCGGTTGCGAGGTCGACAAGGTTGGTCGCCATCTCGGGGCCGACCTGGCTTGCCATCGCGGTGAGGGCGGGGAGCAGTTCGGTGCGGATCGCCTCCGCAAACGCGATGAAGCCCTTCTGCGCGGCGTCGGTGTTTCCCAGGTCCCAGATCGCTTCGACGAGGTCGCCGAACAGCCGGCCGGCTGCTTGCAGGCTGGGGGTGATCCGGTCGAAGAACTCGCCGATCTCTCGGGTGCCCTGCGCGGACTGGGACCACCGCTCCCACCCTGCGGTGGTCTGGACCAGCCAGTCTCGGAACTGGTTCGTGGGGCCTTCGGCGGCGGCGAACACGTCGCGGAGCATCCCCCCGGTGTTCCCGATCGCGGTCCCCCAGTCGTCGACCGCGTCGACCGAGTCGCGGAAGAAGTCGCGCAGGTCACCGGATGCGGCTGCCGCCTCGGTGGCGTTGCGCGCCCAGTCACCCAGCGAGCCGATCTGGTCGTTGAGGTACTGCGTGACCGGTCGGGCTTCCACCAGGATCGTGGCGAGCGCGTCGGCGAAGTCGATTCCGGTGTTGCCTGCGGTGCCCAGCAGTTCAGCGTTGCGGCGGGTGATGATCGCGAACCGCTCCCCGAACGACTCGGACCCGAGCAGCCGGCCGGCCTGGTCGGCGAGGTCGCCGAGCACTTCTGCGGTGCCGGCCATGCTCGCCTTCAACTGCGGCAGGTTCTGTGCGGCGATCTCGATCCCGCGGGTGAGTCCGGGGAACAACCCTTCGGCGGCGGCGTCGCGGATCTTCTCGATCTCCGGTTGCATCGCGACCAGCGCCTTCGCGAACTCGCCGGCCTCCACCGACGTGTTCTTCAGCGCTTCACGGATCTCTTCGTTGTCCCCCGACGCGTACGCCTTCACCGCGTCGCCGAGGCCCATCGTGGCGAACTTCGCCGCCCCCAGCCCCTGCACCATCGCGGTCAGCCCGATGGGCACCGCGGCGATCGCCCCGGACATGTCGGTGATCGACTTGGTCAGGATGACCGCGCCCCCGGCGAGCGCGTCAATGGCGGCGGCGGCGGGTCGGACCAGCGAAGCGATCGCCGGCAACCCCAGCCCGCTGACCGCGGCACCGACGTCGAAGAAGCGTCGGCTCAGAACCTCAGCGTTGCCGCTCAACCCGGAAATGGAGCGGGACGCACGGTTGGCGTCCCGCTCCATCGCACGGGTAGCGGCGGTGGTGGTCGCGGCGGCGCGGGCCATCGCGGTGGCGTAGGGGCGGGTGTTGGCGTCGACTACCGCCCTGATCGTGCCGGCGTTGTAGTCGGCCACCCTGCCACCTGCCTCTCACCGTCTAGGCTGCTTCGCCCTCTTCGCTTTCTCTTCCGCTTCCATCGTGTAGAAGATGCGCCAGTCGTGCGCCTCAGTCGTCGACAACGGTGCGGCTTCCCCTTCGAGCAGTTCGTGGACCGTCATCCCCAAGTCGCGGGCCAACGTGAACATGAACCACTTGTCCGGGTCAGTCCTGAAAGGAGGCGGCTGCTTCCTTCTCGGACTCCGGTGCCATGTCGTTGACCTTGAGGACCTGCTTGATGACGCGGTCCAGCGCGATCGCTGACTTCTCCATGAGCAGGTTGTACTGCTCGGGGGTGAACACCGGTTCGACGACTCCCGCGAGGAACACCTGCATCTCGAAAGCGTCGACGTCGATGTCGCCGTCGGGCTTGCGGCCGGTGTTGCGGATGTCAATCTGCTGCCGCTTCGTGAACGGCCGAATCTTGACGGATCCGCCCCACTCGGGGACCTCGACCGCCACCACGGTTCGGTCCTCAACGGTGAGGATGTCCTCGATCGACAGAACCTTTGCGGCGGTCTTGCTGGTTGCAGCCATGCTGGTACTCCTTCGGGTATCGAGTGATGGTCGGTATTCAGTTGTGGGCTGGAAGGCTTAGGCGCGGCTGATCGTGCCCGTGGTCTGCAGTTGCGCGGACCAGGAGCCGGCGTCGCCGACGTCGGTGGTCGCCTCGTACGAGGTGAGCCAGCACTCCCCGGTGTAGACCGGGGACGAGCCACCCTGCGGCTTGTACTCGAACGACACCGAAGCGCCGCCCGTGATGCCGAACAGGATGCCGTTCATGTGCGCGTCGAGGACCGGGTCGAACTTGCCCTGCAGGCTGATCGACCCACCGGCAAGACCGGTGACCGACTGCTTGTAGGTCGATCCCATGACGTCGATGCTGGCGGTGTCCATCTCGAACGGCATGCTGATCGACGAGATGTACGCGCTGAGGTCTTGCAGCGTGCCGGCGTTGTTGTCGAGCCGGAACGTCGCCTTGGATCCATGCTTGAAGGCCATTGTGGCTTCTCCTTAGTTGCGGTGAAACAGGACGGCGAACGTCCCGGTTCCGGTCCAGACGCACCGGACGAACTGGTTGATGGTTGTGGGAGCGATGACGAGTCGTTGCTGGTTGTACGCCACCGATGTGGTGGAGAAGGTGGCGAACGTCGTATAGGTGCCGTTCGTCGTGGTGGCGGACGAGAGGGTGACCGCCAGCGACGCCGCTGACGCTCCGACCATCAGGTAGGCGGAACCACCAGCAGTGGTCGCCGCCCCATCGTCGAAGCCGGTGGACACCGACGGGTTCGTTCCGCCAGCACCCTCAGCCTCGTAGGCGTGGACCAGCCGGCCCCGCTCCAGCCCCACATCGGACATGGCCCCCCACGAGAAGGAGCCGGCGTCGCCGACGTCGGTGGTCATCTCGTAGGAGTTCGGCCAGGCGGCGTACCCGTAGCCGAAGGACCCTTCGACGTTGCCCTGCGGGGCGTACAGCAGGTAGGCGTAGTTCGTGGACTGGAATGCGCCGGCCGGGCCGAAGAGTTCATCGGACGCGCCGGCCGCGCCGTCAATGTAGCCCTGAAGGTTGACGTTCGCTCCGAGCAGCCCGGTCACGGACTGCTTGTAGGTGCCGCCCATCACGTCAACGCTGGCGGTGTCCAGTTCGCTGGCCGCGCTGACGGACCGGACGAACCCGGACACGTCCCGCCCGTTGAGGAACACCTTGGCTTTGGAGCCATGCATGAATGGCATCAGCCGTCACCTGCTTCCGAGGCGTTGTCGTCGCCGGTCGGGGTGGAGCCGTCGACCAGTTCGATCTGCTCCTGCTCGAGCAGCCACTTGATGTCTGTGGGGGGGATGTCGTCGACCACGTCACCGGTCGCCCTGATCCGGCGCTTCCCGTCCTTGATCGACGGGTAGTCCAGGCCAAGGCCGATGACCCGGTACTGCTTCGACTCGGTCTTGGTCACGGTCGCTCCTTCAGCGCGGCGTAGTTGACGGCGAAGCGTGGTCGCTCGTGCTCGTCTTTCGGCAGGGGGTGTGGCGTGTCCTGAGCCATGATCCTGTCG